TTACGGGATTTGTCATACTTTGACCCCTTTTTGTCTTTGGGGTTCTGCGGAGAGAGAGGCTCTAAGAGTAATTTTTTTATTCATAGTAAATTAGCTTCAAACATAGGCTAATAGTGTGGTTTTATAATTGGTTAGGTTTTCCACTTTACACCAACCATTACCAAACAAAAAACCTATATTCGGGTACTTTTTCGGGTACTTCATTTTTGCCCTTTTTCTTCGGTTTTCCCGAAGGTATCAAACTTAGCCATATTTTCCGCTTTGGCAGCATCTACTATTTTGATATAAGGTTTCATCGCCTTGTAGTCACTATGTCCTGTCCATTCCATTATGACATCGGCAGGAATACCCAACCGCAGCGCATTTACTATAAAAGTCCTTCTTCCGCAATGGGTAGTTAGAACCGCATGTTTCGGTACGACGGCTTCTATACGTTGGCTACCGCTATACGATACGACCCTAACAGGCTCATCAATACCGGCGACTTCGGCGGCTTCATGTAGATGCTCATTCATTTTTACGTTGGAGAGAACGGGCAAAGCCTTATCGTTCGGCAAACCTACATTCTTATATTTGTCAAGTATTGCAAGGGCATAGCTATTTAATTCGATATGTAGCCGGTCTGACGTTTTCTTTGTAACGATTGAAATAAACGGAGGAACGGCATCGCGCTTTATATCGGAAGTTCTAAGCCTTGCAACGTCAGAGTAACGCAATCCCGTAAAGCAGCAGAAGCAAAAAACATCGCGCACAGGGCTAAGCGAAGGTTTGTTAGGCGGAAACTTGAAATTCAAAAAGTGGTGTAATTCTTCCCAACTTAAAAAGATGACTTCTTTGCAGTCCAATCCCTTAAATCTCGGTCTGTATTGCAGGTGAGCCGTACCCGTATAATAACCGTTGGCGGAAGCCCAACGCAAGAACCAACGCAGGAAGCCGACATTTTTAGCTACCGTAGTGTTAAGCTGTCCTTCTTCTTTTTGCAGATATGAAACAAATGCGGCAAAGTCAGCTTTTGAAAAGTCAGTTAGGGAAAGTTCCGGGCGGAAGTTGCGCAAATGGGTTTTTATACTTGAAAATTTTGTATAGGTTGCCTTAGTCCAATTATTAGTAGCACCCATTTCAGATGTAAATCTGTCGAACACATCAAAGAAGCCCGGTTGTTGTTCCGCTTCTTCTTTTGTTTCAACAACCATACGCCCGGTAGCTTCGTCAAAAGCCGCCTTAAATTCCTTGACAGTTGGGGCGCGGTGGTTGTCGAGTTCAAATCGTGTAAGCACTTCTTCGACCTTTGAAGAAAGATTGATTAAAGCGCGGTTTATTTCTCCTGCTGTTTGCTTATAGCTATTTTTTGCGCCCAATTTTACGCAGGAATTACTATCATCCCATTTTGAAGGAGAGATAACATAGCCGGAACGTAAATCAGCGCGGACACACGACCAACTTACGCGAAGCCTTATAGCCGCTTCTTCCGCAACCGACTCCCCTTTGTTGTTGGGCTTTACATGAAGCCCTATTTTAATGGAATACTTCATTTCTTCTTCTCGGTCATCATTTCGCCGCGCCCGGTAAGCAACCAATGCGCGGATATAGGATAATTAGCCACCACAGTATATAAGGCTTCTACTTCCAAATTCTTATACCGCGTTTGATAACCCGGCTTAGGGGTTGTTCCATAGCCTAACCGCATTTCCCTATAACGCGGTGCGCTAAGGTTGTGCAGTTCGCAGAAGTGGCTCAAAGAATCTATTTTGCCAAGATTGACAAGCGCATCGATAGCCACGAAGAACCGGCGGTTTACGGCTTCACTAATTGGCGAAGTCTTTACTATTGTCCGGGGCATAGCGAAGCGTTTATATTAGACATCATTACATTGTATTCATCTTCCGGCACTAACGCCGTTTCCTTGCCCGACAAATAAGCGTTTTCCAAGGCTTGAAAGATAGAACCGGGGATAAACGGATAGTAAGCCCGGTTGCTATAAAACTTATCTACATTTATTTCTACCATAGGACAGTTATTTTTCTCGAATTTTTGATTTAAGCGCATTTCTTGTTGAAATGGCAGTGTTACCCACCCAAACAAAAAGAAGCGAAATTAGGGGCGTTTCTGTGCGTTTGAGGGTATCACTATAATACATATTATTTTTCCCGATTTCATAGCCTAACACTCTCTATAATAATGTATAACGACTACCACAAAGAAACCTTTTTGCCGAAAGCTACACGGCAGCGGCACATCCGGCATTGCTTTCCGGTTGGGCAGCGGCTTTTTTGTTCTGTTCGGCGAGCATTTCAATGGTACGCTGTTGGCTTTCTATAATAGAGAGCAAACGCGCCTTTTCTTCTTTGGCATCTTCAAGAAGTTTATACAGCATTTCAGAAGGCGTTATTTCGGTGCTTTTTGCTTCCGTGTCCGCTTCCGGGCTTACAGAAAGAAGCATTTCGCCCTCCCCACGCATTAGCCAAACGGGGTTAAGTTGTGGGTATTGTTCGGTTATTGCTTCCAATTTGTCTGCCTTTATAGACCTTTTAATGCTTGCAATATACGCAGAACCTACGCCGATTGTGCGGCAAAATTCCCTTTCGCTTATATTTAGATAAGCTATGAATTTCTTAATTCGCTCTTTTACACCACTTTCATTTTGCATATTGTATCCTAATGTATCTAAACGTTAAAAATCAAGCGCACGGCGAAAATTGTATGCTTTTTATTTGCTTCTTGTATGCTTTTACATTACATTTGCACCGTGTTAGTTATTCATTCGCAAAGATAAGCAAAAAATTAGCGGACAGCAATAGCGTAAACACGCTAAATTACAGAAAAATAAAAGCTATATGGTACACTCAAGTAAAACAATTAACCGCAATTTCTTGATAAAAGCAAGCGGTATAGACGGAAAAGGAAAGCGCATAAACAAATTAGTAGGCGTTACCGGACTTCTTGAATTGGTTGGCGAAGTCTTAGCAAACAAATTTGTAACAAGGGCGTTCAACACGATGAACGGCGACAGTTGCCGCTGTTGCTTACGTCGTGGGTTAAGAATTACATTTTATTTCAAATAATCACGACTATGGTTGTTAATTTCAAAAAGCTAAAAACACAGATAAAGCCTTTCAAGCCGGAAGAAGGCTTCAATGGGCGCAAAGGTTATATGTTCATAGCTACAAAAGAGCAGAAAAATAGGGGCGTTTGTAGCGTGAAAAGACCGGGAAGCAAACGCGGACTTATAGTCGCTTTGGTGGAGTTCATACAATATGATGCGGATTTCAAACGAGAATTTACACTATAATAAAGGAGGTATTATGGCAATGAACGATAACAACGGGTGCAGCATTTGCGCCGCAGGAAGTGAGAACTACGAAACATTCAGTACCCGGATAGGAAGGAAAAGGGTTAAACGTGTGCAATACGATTACAGGCATACAGACGGCGAACTGTTCAGCTGCATCGGTGGGACATTGGAAGAGTGCAGGGAACGCCGGGACAAATGGCTCAACGCTAAAAAGGCTTGACGGGTAAGGGCGTATTTTCTGATATGACGTATCAATATAATACGATTAACAGGATAACACTATATAAGCCAACGGAAAGAGAACCCCTCTTGTAAAGGCTATAAACCGGTGACGACGGAAACAGCACCGCAGCGCGGACGCTTCGGGCGTAGGTGGGGCAAACCCACCGCCGCGCACGAAATAGTAACTATAAAACAAAAACATTATGGTATTGACAGAAACGAATAGAAAGGTAGGACGGCTCGGTTTCCTTAGCGGACTGAACCAAGTGAAGATGGGCGTTTACAAAGAGGTGGTAGCCGAATTGTACAAGGCTTTGGGAATAAACAACCGTAACAGCTTCTACGCATACAGGGACGGAAAGATAGAACCCAAGGTTACGCAAGCCGAAGCGGTGGAAAGCGTGTTTAACCGGTACGGAATTACTGAAAACATTTGGGGAGCATGAAACTACACGCGCTATTGAGCAAACGGGAAACGCAGGTAGCCGAATTGCTTGCATGGGGCGCGAGCAAAAAGGAAGTGGCAAGCAAGTTATTTGTTTCCACGCGAACCGTAGAGAATACTGCACGGAACATATACGCAAAATTGGGAATACAGAAGGCTACGGAATTGTGCGTATGGTGGTTTTGCACAAAGTGCGGAGTACCCGTAAGTCTTGACCCGTTGAAACGGGCATTTACGGCTGTCCTGCTTCTTTTGGTATTGCTTCCAAGAGAACTGACAGGAAACGGCGATTTGTTCAGAATAGGCAGGGACAGACGGATAGCACGGGTAACAAGGACTTTCCGGCGATACGGAGAGGATGAAGGAACAGAAGATTTTTTCAGAACATATTAAACGGTTGGATCATGAAGAAGGAAATAGCATTGTTAGCGGCTATAATCGTATTAGGCTCGATTTGGATAAGCCACTTAAAGGCACAAATAGACTACGCCGACACAGAATGCCCGGTTTGCGGAAGTTGCGAAGTTTTAGACTTCGGGGAAAGCGAGCATGGGGAAAGGTGTTACTGCTACGATTGCGAAACGGAATTTTACATAACACCAATTACAGACTATGAGCAAGAACAGTATTAACACAAGGGTAATAGACCTCACGCTCGGCGAACTTTTGGACGCAATAGACGCGAGAATTAGGGAAACCCGGAAAGAAGACGCGCAAGGCGAAGACAGCAATATGCCTAAGCCGAAACGGTTTGTTTACGGGTTGAAGGGATTGCAAAAACTTTTTGGGTGCAGCAAAACAACCGCTTCACGCATTAAGGCATCCGGCAAGATTGACAAGGCAATAACGCAGGTTGGGGCATTGATAATAATCGACGCTGATATGGCTTTGGAACTTGCCGGGAAAGATAAAGGGAAACAATAACTTTTTAATAATTCAGCTATATGAATAAACAAGTAATCATTAAGCGTTTGACGCTTGTAAACTTCAAGGGTTTGCGGAATGTCGCAATAGATTTTAGCGACAATGTTACAACGATTAGCGGACGTAACGGTACAGGTAAAACGACTATCAAAGACGCTTTTAGTTGGCTTCTTTGGAGTAAGAACAGCGAAGGCGACACCGATAGCAAGTTTGGCATCAAGACCAACGACGCAGACGGCAATTTTATTCCCAACCTCGAACACGGCGTTACGGGTGTGTTTGAAATCATAGACAAGGAAACGGGAGCGGTTGAAACCGTAGAACTTCGCCGCGTACTTGTAGAGGAATGGAAAGTACCCAACGGGGAAACAAAACGTGTGCTGAAAGGACACCACACCGACTTTTTCTATAACGGTGTGCCATTGAAGACGAAAGCGGAATACGAAGCGCGGATTAACGCCATCATTCCCGAAACAGTCTTTAAGATTATTACAGACCCCTACTATTTCCTTACGCTTCATTGGAAGGCACAGCGTGAAATGCTTTTGCAGATAGCAGGGAACGTAAGCGAAGAAGAAGTAGCGAGAGGTAGCGAACGTTTTGCCCTATTGCTTGCGCAGCTTACCGGAAAATCATTGGAAGACTATAAGCGAGAGGTAGCCGCAAAGAAAGCCAAGGTAAACGAACAACTCGAAAAGATACCGACAGCCATAAACGCAATTACACAGGTTACGCCGGAAGCACCGGATTACGAAGCGTTGGAGAAAGAAAAGGCAGCTTTGGAAGTGGAGCTTACACAAATAGACGAATCGGTAGCATCGGAAGCGGAAGCCAACCGGATAGCCTACGAGAAAGCATCGAAGACGCAAGCGGAGATTAACGCGAAACGGACACAGCAACAGAAACTGTTATTTGAAGCCAAAGACAAGGCGAGAAGCGAAGCGTATAAGAAAAACGAAGCCTACAACAAGGCAGAACGTGAACTGCGCCAAGTGGAATCAGACCAAACGAACGAAGAACGGCGGTACAACGCGGAGCGTTCCCGGCTTCAAGGTGACATCAGACGCACGGAAGAAAACAAAAGCAGATACAAGGCGCAACAGGACGAACTGCGCGAAAAGTGGTATTCGGTAAGTGCGGAAGAATTTACAGACACTTCCAACCTTGTATGTCCGTTGTTCAAACACGTATGCGCAGACCGGGAAGCATTAGAAAAATACGAAGCAGACCGGGAAGCAGCTCGAAACAAGTTCTACGAAGACAAACAGGCGCGGATCGACAACATAAACAAGACCGGAACGCAGCTTACCCAAACGATAGAGGAACAAGACGCGGAAACAGCACGGCTTCAAGGATTGTTAGCCGAAACGGAAGAAAAGCACAAAACCGAAGTTTCCGGCTTCGCGGAAAAGCGCGAACAGTTGAAAAAGACGATGGACGCTAACCCACGTGTAAGCACAGAACCGAATATCAAAGGGGAAGACATACCCGAATGGGTTACGCTTCAAAGCGAGATAGAAACGCTTTCCGCCGGGCTTCCGAAACAGGATAGCACAACAGCGACCAATACCTCCGTACTTCGCAAGCGTAAGGCAGAAATAACCGCACGGCTTGACGAAGTAAAACAGAAATTGAACATTCGCGCAACCATTGAAACCAACGAAAAGCGGATTAAGGAGCTTAAAGCGGAAGCGGAAACGCTGGCGCAGGAAAAAGCCAACTTGCAGACCGAAGAAACCACAATAGACGATTTTGTTACGGCGCAGATGAACGAAGTAGAACGGCGCGTAAACGCATTGTTTAGCCGGGTACAGTTCAAGATGTACCGGACGCAGATAGAAGACGCGAAGCAAGTACCGGACTGCATTTGCTACATAGACGGCGTGAAGTATTCAGACAAGAACGCCGCCGGGAAAGTAAACGCCGGGCTTGACGTGATTAACACGCTTTGCGCGTTCCACGGGGTAAGCGCACCTATTTTCGTGGATAACGCAGAAAGCATCAACGAATTTATACCGGTAAACAGCCAACTCGTAAAGTTGGTGGTAACTACCGAAGACTTCAAGGTAAACAATTTCTAACCAATAAAAGAATAGCAATATGAATTACAAAGAAATCAAGTCCTACGAGGACGCTTGTAAGGTTTTGGGCGTTCAGCCCATCAGTGAAAACGCGGTAGCAGCTTTCCCGGCAGAAGACCGAAAAAGTATGTTAGCTTACCATAAGCTGACAATAATAGCACGAGCCATTAACGGAGGGTGGAAGCCGGATTGGAACAACAGAAGCCAATACAAGTATTACCCAGTATTCTACTACGAAATTGCCGGGCTCTCGTTTGCGTATACGGATTACTCGGCTTCGGATACGTCTGCGGACTTCGGCTCTCGGCTTTGCTTTCAAACGGAAGCGATGAGCGACTACGCCGCCGCCACGTTCGCCGACCTATACACGGACTTCTATTGCCTTCCGGCTTCGGTGGAGAAAGAAGAAAGCCAACAGAGTAACAAGCAGCCCGGCGACTTCTTGAAAATGGCAACTGATATTATAGAAACACAGTTGCAGCCGTTGGCGCAGGAAAAGAAAACGCGCGGTGTTGTGCTGATTGCTTGCGACACGGACACGACGGACGAAAAAGGAGAAAGCGCAACCGGGGCAATTATTGGAATTGTCGGAAACGGAAAAGCGTTGGCACACGGAGTAGCCGAACTTATGACGCGGAAAGAATCCGCACCGCTTGTAAAACAGGCTACGGAACTTATAGCGATGCAAAGACTACAAGAGCGGATTAAGCAAGAGGGCTCGAAGTTCCTCGCGGAATTATTCACACAACAAGAAAAATAGAAATGACCATGTGCAATATAAAAGAGTTACCAAGTGCAGCCATAGAAGAAGCCAAAGGCAAGTTTGAAATGGCTTGCAAAGAAGCTATGACGTTGGAAATAGTGGGAAACGTTGCGGCAGCGTTCAACGCGGTAGGAGTTGTAACGCTACTTCGCGAAGCATTGACAAACGACATAATGGACGCAGTTTTTATGCCGCTTATGAACACTAAAATAGGCTTTATGACCGACCACACGGGAAAGCCAAACAGCAAGGGACAGACTTTGCCGCTTTATTCGCGCGACGTTGTACGCGATTGCATTATAGACGCGGTTATTATTGGCTTGCTTCCAACAGGAAACCAATTTAACATATTGGCGGAAAGGATGTACCCAACGAAGGAAGGATATACCGCGCTTCTTAAAAAATTGGGCGTTAGGTATATTATTGAGATTGGGCAAGACAAGAGCCAAAGCCCACAATACGCGGAACTTGCCTGTAAGATTAACTACGAGTACAACGGGGAAAAGAACAGTTTTACCGTGAACACAACCGTAGCAAAGAACGCTTACAGCAGCAACGACCAGATACGGGGGAAAGCGGAACGCAAGGCGAAGAAAGCGTTATACGAATACATTACCGGCTCGGACTTCGGGGACGGGGACGAATCAAGTACGGTAGTGGTGGATGCTGTTGCAGTTGAAATTAGGGATGAAGCGAACAAGGGCGAAGCTATCGGGATAGACCAAGCGACGGAGGAAAAAAACGTTATTGCAGAGGATAAACCGCAGCCACAACCACAGCCACAGCCACAGCCGCGACCACAACCGCAGAAGGCAACCGAAAGAAGCAACAACGCTAAACCGGCTTTCTGATTATGGAACTTACCGTTATAGGTTCAAGCAGTGAAGGCAACTCCTACGTTTTACAAAACGCAGGGGAAGCCTTGCTGCTTGAAGCAGGTAAGCCGTTCAAGCACACATTAGCGGCATTGGGCGGCAATTTGCGCAAGGTGGTAGGATGTCTTATAACGCACGAACACGGCGACCATGCCGGACGCATTAGCGAGGTACTTAATTACGCTGTTCCGGTATTCGCTTCGCAAGGAACGATAGAAGGAGCGGAAAAGTACATAAGGAGCAATTACCAACCCAACGCGATAAGAGCTGGTGCCGGAGGTTACGAACGTTTGAATTTGGGCGGCTTCACGGTTATACCGTTCCCGGCGAAGCACGATGCGGCAGAACCGCTCGGCTTCTACATTTGGCACGAAGAAACAGGCGGTATCTTGTTCGCTACCGACACCTACTATCTGCCTTGTACGTTCAAGGGGTTAAGCAACATTCTTATAGAGTGCAACTATGACCCGGACATATTGGCGCGTAGGGTTGCGGACGGAGATATACCGGAAGTTCTGCAAGAACGGGTAAGACGCAGCCACCTCAGTTATTACACTTGTTTAGACGCATTGAGGGCGAACGACCTAACGGCGGTAAACAACATTGTGTTAATCCATATCAGCGACGGAAACGGCGACGGTGTGGCATTTCGGGAAGGCATAGCGAAAGCAACCGGTAAAACGGTGCATATAGCGAAGCCCGGATTAAAAATCAAATTCAACAAAACACCATTTTAGCCATGCTCAAAGGATTTGATAAGGAAACGCAACCGCTTACCGAGTACGAAGAAAAGGAACTTTTGCCCGTCATATTAGCCGGGTTGAAGACGAAAACCGGTAAGGACAACGCGGTAACAAACCGGACGATTGTAATGCGGCTTACCATAGCCGGGTACAAGATAGACGAAGCCCGATGCAGGAAGATAATAAACCACATAAGGACTACCGACGCTTTGCCCGGATTGATAGCCACCTCCGGCGGCTACTTTTTGGCAACGACCGAAAATGAACTGATGGACTACGAAGAAAGCCTTTTAGGACGCGAAAACGCAATAAAGGAAGTGCGTTTAGCCATAGCAAGGCAACGTAGGATATTGTACGGCGACGCACAGAAGCCGAAAGAAGGAACATTGTTTTAATTCATAGTATGAACAAATTTAAGTAAGAAGATATGAAACAGCCCGAAAAGATACAGACACGCAAGGACGAAGTACGGTTTAAGACTTCGGACATACGCCGGATTATAGGAAAGTATTTGGCGGCAAACGTATTGAAAACGTGGAAAGAAGATTTTTTAGACGAAAGCACAGGCGAAGTAATTACGATTGAGCGCAATGAGATTTTGTTTGAACGTGGAAAGTATATAGATAACGATTTGGCTACTCGGATAAATTTCAGCATCCAAGCAGAAGACATCAAGGAAGTAGAGGTAAGCAACCAACGCCGATTAGCCACGCAGAACAAACGGACGGGACTTTACCCGTTTAAAGTAAGCGCGTCTATTGGAATGAAGCGGCATAACTTCATTTTACAGGCGCAGAACGCAACAAAGGCAATAGAAGTAGCAACCGACTTTATAGAATTGAACTTTTCCCAGTCTTTCGACATAACAGGCGTTAAGCTGATGGACGACGTTGTTATCCTTAACGACAGGTTGAGAAAGTATGTAGAAGCACAGGAAGGAGCGAACGAAGAAGGGGAAGAAGAAGACAACGCGGAGGAACAGCGCGGCGATGTCAAGTATTACAAGGTTGAAGCGGAAGTAACGATCAAGACGGAAGACGAAGAAGAACCGAATAAGACCTGCTACGGCTTCATTGTACGCACGAAAGACGTAGATACGGCTAAGGTGGTAATAACGGCGTGGATTGATGCCAAGGTTAAAGAACGGACAGAAAAGGACGGGGACGAACGTAAGATAGTGGATATTTCCATACTTTCAGCCGATCCGTTTGCTTGTAACGCTATTGTTGAAAAGGCTTTTTGCATGGCATACAAAGACGAAGAAGTAAAGTAATTAACCGGGGGCGCGTCTTCCGGCGTGCCCCATAAACAACAGCAAGCGATGAGCCAAGACAGTATAGTTATATTCCGAAACATCATACAGGCGTTGGACGTGTTACCGCCGGAATTGTATAAGGAAGTTTCCCGGTTGGTTTACGCATACGCTTTTGACGGCATCATGCCGCCGGAAAGCACAGAACCGACTACGCTTGCTTTGTTCCTTTCTTTCAAGCCGCAAATAGACTTCAACGTTAAGCGGTATGAGAGTTACCGGGAAAGAGGTAAGAAAGGCGGCGCACCGAAAGGGAACAACAACGCAAGGAAGATGCCAAAGGAAGAAGAAAGCGAGGAAACGAAACAACTTGAAACAAGCAAAAACAACCTAAAACAAGCTGAAACAAGTTGCGAAGAAGTGAAACAAGCTAACGAAGATATAGAACAAGGTAAAACAACTAAAAACGACCTTATATCTATATCAGTATCTGAATCTATAAATAATAATTCTGTTGATGTTGTTGATGATAACGCGCACACGCGAGAAAGAGAAAACAACCGAAAGTTTTTGGATGAGTTCTTCAAAGAAACGAACCGGGCGAAAATTGAGGTGATTTGTATGCAGCTTCACACAAACCCGGAAACTTTGCGGAGCGAAGCCGAAGAAGTCATAGCAGAATGGGAACTAACGGAAGCCACGCACAGCGATTACACCGAACAGGCGCGGCACTTGATAAACCAACTACGGATAAAATACCGTTCAAAAGCGAATAACGATGGAACAGCAAGAGCAAGAAAAGCAGCAGCCGAAACAACCCCAACGGGTAAACTTGGAACTGTTTGCGAAGGCAATAAGGCAAAGAAGAAATTGCGAAGCACGATTTAGAATCGACCGTTACACGCAGGATGTACCGGCGATGTTGCGCGAGTGCTACCGCTACGAAGTGGAACGAAGGGGGCATGTTTTCAACGAAGACGAAGCCACAAAAGACCACATAATACGCACGGCAAAGTGGTTGCTCGGAGTGAGTACGAAGCCGGGGTTATTCCTGTACGGCGAACCGGGAAACGGGAAAACGACCTTAGCCCGTTCGATTGTGCAGCTTATAGGGACGCTGTATTATAGCAGCCTTTCCACGGAGCGGAAAGAGGTAACGACCATTCCGGCATCAGCACTTACGGAAGCGGCACGGGGAGAAAAACAGGATTTGTTAAACCGCTTGAAGGCAACCGAACTTCTTTACATAGACGATGTAGGAACAGAACCTGCGAGCGTGAAGGTTTGGGGTAACGAGGTTAGCCCGTTGGTAGATTTGCTTTACCACCGCTACGACCGCCAACTGTTTACGGTCATTACTTCAAATTTGATTGGCGACGAAGATATAGCACAGCGGTACGGCATACGGGTAGCCGACAGGTTTATAGAGATGTTCGATTTGATAGGCTTCGAGAACCCAAGTTACAGACCAAGACTAACAGCGTTAAACAAGCCGTAGGCGCACAGAAACACCCCAATTTTCGACTAAAACGGCGATTGCGGTAAAATGGACGTGCGAAGTGGAAAGACGCGCCAAATGGAAGAAAAAGGGCAAATTAGGAAACTTCAAAAAACAAGGTATGAAAATATACATAAGCGGACAGATAACCGGGCTTCCGGTTGAGGAATACACGGAAAGGTTTAATAGGGCGGAAGCCTACCTTACCGGGAAAGGTTACGAAGTAGTAAACCCACTTCGCAACGGCGTACCTTCCGGCGCACGTTGGCAGGAACAGATGAAGGCGGATATAATGCTGTTGCTTGATTGCGGCGCGATTTACTTGCTTGCTAATTGGGAGAAAAGCATCGGGGCGACTTTGGAACGCGAAATAGCAAAGGGGCTGGGCTTGATTATTGAGTATGAAAAAACGCCGAAGCACCGCGATATAAAAGCGGCGATACTAACAGTTATGGGCGTTGATTTCAAATCAATAGCGGAAGACAGTCGTAACCGTTGGCACGTATATGCCCGAATGATTTACGCGCACCATTGCAAGAAGCGCGGAGAGCATACGCAAGGGATAGCGGAAGAAACGAGCCACGACCAAAGCACGATCTGTTACTATTTGCGCAACTACGATACGGAATACAGGTTTAACCGTGAGTTCAGAGCCGCAGCCGAAAAGGTTGCTACCCTTCTAAGTGAAAAGTTAAGTAACCCAACGGACGTATTAAAGTAATTCGATATGGAAAAGATAGAACAAAAACGTAGGGAGTGCAAACAACCTTCATTGCAACAGCTTGTATCGTCGTTAAAGCCGTGCAAGATATTAGACGAAGTAGAATATCAAATCCTATTCACAAGAAGGAAGGACAATAAAGAACCGGATAAATGGAGCGCAGGTTATTATAGCTTCGATAATTGCTGTTGGCTTTTGGTTGGGTACGGGAAAACTTTAAGAAGTGCAATTTTACACCTTAAAAAGCAATTAAGATTGAGATAATGGATATAGAAACGTTACAAAAGCGTCAGAGGTGGACGTTAGAACAAAAGATAGACCATGCAGTAGCAACCGTAGAAAGCTATATAGCAAGAACCGGGAAAACGCCTTACGTCAGCTTTTCCGGTGGTAAGGATAGTACGGTTTTACTTGATTTGGTACGCCGCTTTGTCAGCAAAGAGGTTAAGGGCGTTTTCTGTAACACAGGTAATGAATTTCCCGAAATAGTGCGCTTTGCGCGTTCTACGCCTAACGTTACGGTTATACACCCTAAACAAACCGTTAAAGCTGTTTTGGCAACATACGGTTTCCCTTTGATAAGCAAAGAACAGGCTCACGGGATAAGGCAAGCGAGAACAACCAAAAGCGACAAGCTGCGTAAGATACGCCTTTACGGAACTGACAGGAACAAAGGGTATATTTCCGGGAAAATATCCGATAAGTGGCAGTTTCTTATAAACGCGCCGTTCATGGTTTCAGAGCAATGCTGCGAGTGCTTAAAGAAAAGACCGTTTAAGCAATATCAGAAGGAAACGGGCGAAGTTCCGATTATTGGGACGCTGGCAACGGAAAGCGAAGCAAGAAAGCAGCAATACGTTAGGCGTGGTGGGTGTAATTCTTTCCGTGAAGGTCATTTAGGGAGTTACCCGTTAAGTATTTGGACGGACGCGGATATATGGGCATACCTACGGAAATTCAACGTACCATATTGCGAATTATACAACAAAGGAGCAGTTAGAACCGGATGTATGTTTTGCGGATTTGGCGCACATTTGGAAAAGCCGACTTCTTCACGGTTTGCCATGCTTTACGACTTACACCCGAAAGCCTACGAAGTATTCATGAGATATGAGAATAACGGGATTACTTACCGCGAAGCATTACGCGCCGTCGGTGTGGTTTTACCCGACGAATATAGACAACTAAATTTATTTCAAGATTATGAGTGAATATAAGACGATACCCGGATTTTCAAGATACCGGATAAATACAGAAACAAAAGAAGTCCAAAGTAACGCATACCAACATTCGCAACAAAGGCTCGTTTGTTTGTAACGTGAGCGCGTATATACGGAAAGTTATTAGAACGCTTTACGCCCAAAAGTTGAGGGTAAACAAGCTATTACGTTCATACGACGACAATCAAACAAGACTTTCACGGATGATATAAGACTATGGAACAACTAACTTTTGACTTCATAGACGAAATAGTACCCATTCCCGAATGTTCCGGGCTGATGGCTATGAGCGGATATAAAACACCCCAAGCGTTAGCCGACGAAATGGTACGGGAAGCAAGGATTTGGCAGAAGCGGAATCCGGGTAAAGACGTGATGGAGGTAATAACGCCGGATTGGAAAGAATATATTAACCATAAAATTAAAGAATTATGTTAGCGATTGAATTTTGCGGCTACGTGGGTAACGATGCCGAGATTAAGGAGTTTAACAGACAAAAGTTTATTTCGTTCAACGTAGCGACTTCCGAGCGTTACAAGGACGCACAGGGGAACACGGTAAGCCGTACAACGTGGGTAAGCTGCTTAAAGCCCGGAGAAAGCGCGGTAGTGCAATACTTGAAGAAAGGTACGCAGGTATTTGTTAGGGGCGACTTTTCCGCAAAGACCTTTACGGGCGCGAACGGCATACAGGTTGGAGTAAACTGCCGGGTAAGGGAACTTCAACTATTGGGTACGAAGCAGGACGCTGGACAACAAGCCACGACGCAAGCCGGGCAACCGGTGGCACCAGCATCGGCGCAACCACAAGCACCGGCATACGGTAGTAATAACCCGTTCGGAGAAACAAACGATAAAGATGATTTGCCATTTTAAGGAGTGAGTATGAAAACAGTAGTTTTGCTTAGTAAAGTATTCTTTGAGGGGCATCAGAAGGCAGGACAACCGACCAATTTTGCCAAGAGTGTAAAAGACGGTTGCAAACGCCACACGGTAAGAAGCAATTATGCGTATTGGGAAAAGAAGATAGCCGCGCTAAAAAAGCAAGGCGGAACGCTTTGCATACGCCAATGGAGCGGAAAGCCATATAGAAGCCAACAGGAAACAGTTTTAGAAGTACCTGCTTCGGTTGTTGGTATTCAGAAAGTAGCAATAGCACAGACGGGCGTAAGCCAGCTATCGGCACAGGTTGATGGGTGCGAAGTACCGATTTCAGAGATAGCTAAAAACGATGGATTAAACAGCGTGGAGTTTACCGAGTTCTTACGACCTATTTTGAAGACATCAGAAGGAAACGAAACAACGTTTGCCGTCATTCATTTTACGAATTTCAGATATTAAGAGCCATGAAGGAAAGGATAATATGCTGCTTCTACATTCTTTTTGCGAAGCAATACGCCGTATTTACGGCGGACAAGGATAAAGCCGGGAAATATACCTCTTGCTACATAAAGGGAGATAAGATATTTCTTGCCGCAGTTGCAAACTACTTGAAAAAAGTAGCTAAGGAACTTCACGCAAGGGCGGAAGCGATAGAAAACGAATTGAAGGAGGGCAAAGACGATGGAAATAAAATGCAAGATTAAAGTTACCGAAGGAATTGTTTACAACGGCATTAAGGAAGGAGTAGAAGCGTATTTGAAAGTCATTAGAAAGGCGTTAGAACAAGACGGAAATGCGTATAAGGACACTACCGGAAGTTTGCGCCATTCAATGGGCTATGTCATACTACGAAACGGGACACTGATAAACGACGAAGATATAAAAACGTACCGGAACAAACCGATAGAAGAAACAGGCGCGAAATACAGCGCGGCTGTAACTATTGGCGGAACGACTAAAACCGTAGAGTTATGACACGCGAAGAAAAGATAGCCCGGCTAATTTCTTTGTTTGGGGAATTTGACCGGGATTTGATAAACAGAGTAGATAACTATTAAAGGCAGAACAATGGACGATAACAGTTTGAGAATAGAGATAGAAAAGCCCGTAGCATATTTGCACCACAAAGCTACAAAATCGGTTATTCCGGTTTTCAAGCCGATAAATTGGCTTCAAAGAAAGTTTATTAAGTGCTTGCTCGGTTTGGAATACAAGAAAGTTTGAGTATGGCAAAGATGACCTTTGAAGAATTGCTGGCAAAAGCCAACGCGGAAACAACGAGGGCAAAGCCACGCCATGAGGAAAGCCAGTTGCAGCGTATTTGCGTAAAGTGGTTTAGGCTTCAGTACCCGGAATTGGCTATCCTCCTTTTCGCCGTGCCAAACGGAGGGGCAAGAAACAAGCGAGAAGCCGGGATAATGAAAGCGGAAGGAGTAACCGCCGGAGTTGCGGATATAATACTGCTGATACCTTCCGGCGGCTACGCTTCACTTTGCATGGAGTTCAAGACCGAAAAGGGACGGCAGCAGGAAACGCAGAAGTTATGGCAACAGGCGGCAGAGCGAGCCGGGAACAAATACGCCATAATACGCAGCTTTGATGATTTTAGAACCGAAGTAAAGAACTACTTACCTCCTCCACCTTATAAGCGCAATACGTGAAGTGTTGGCGAAGTGTTTTAGGGTTTACCGTATCATAATAATACGATAAACCCTTTAATTTTGCGGAAAAAGTGATACGACTATGAACATTAAACAGATTAAAGAAAAGGTTTTGGGCTTCATTAAGAACATCCCGGCAGACAAAAAGAAGCACCTTATAGCCGGATTTATTGTTTGCGCCATTGTAAGCATGTTCTTTGGCTACATTATTGGCTTCATTTCGGCGTTGGTAGCCGCTGCTGGTAAAGAAGCCTACGACTACTTTACGAAGAAAGGAACGCCGGAGCTTGCCGATTTCATTTACTCGGCGGTAGGCGCGGTTTGTTTCCTTATTGTGTCGGCATTGATTACATTGCTTTTTTACGCTTTTGTCATGCGTTCTATTTAGGCTTTTCAAGAAGCATCATATAGCTGAGAGCAACGGCGATAGCCGAAGCGGAAGGGCGCGGCGACCAAACCACGCCCTTTTTTAATAAACCAATAGCGTAAGATAAACATGAGGAAGAAGAAACAAGAAAGCGAAGAAGACAGCGACCTGCGTATAAGCGGCGTTGATTTCGGAAACATAGAGCTGCCCGATTTGGACTTATCGTTATTCGACGTGCTTAACGACGAATATAACGAGGAAACGCGCTACATAAAGCCGAAGGTTTACGAAGTGAAGCCGGAATATGTCTTATACGACAACGCGGTAAAGTTGGCTAAGGACTTGCGGCTGGACTTCGGCGCACGTTACGACGTGTTTGTTAGTGGCAGCTTCATTTTTGGCGACTTCTTAGAAGCGTTCATCATGGGGTATAACGCCAAGTGCAAGAAGATGACTATAAGCACACTTTCGTTAAACCAAAACAACGTAGATAGTTTGTACAACCTTCTTGCAGGGAACTACATAGACGAATTGAACCTAATAGTAAGCGTTTACTTTTGGGGCAACGAAATAAGAAGCCTTATCCCCTATATGTACCGTAAACTTGACTTCGGCAACAAATTCCAATTATCAGTAGCATCCATACACACCAAGACCGCACAGTTTGAAACGTTGGGAGGGCGAAAGGTGGTAATACACGGAAGCGCGAACCTAATAAGCAGCGGCAATATAGAGCAATTCACGATAGAGGAAAATCCCGAACTATACGACTTCTACGATGACCATTTAAGCCGGATTGCCGAGAAGTACGCAACCATAAGGAAACCGGTACGCGGTAATGACTTATGGGCAGAGTTAATTAAAAAGAAGTTTAACGATTAAAAGAAGGAGGTTTTATGCCAAGTGGAAGCGAAAGCAGAAGCGGCGGTAGCCGGATAAGAAGAAGCACCGCAGCGAGCCAAAGGGGTTACGTTCCGTGGAATCCTTCAATGGACACCCCATTTTAGTAGTGAGTAACACAGAGCCGCACCGACAGCACAAAGACGCGGCGCGGCTCTTAATTCTATTTCAGATGGAGAAGAAGAAAGAAGAAACAACGGAAAAACAAAGCAGGAAAGCGAACATAGCCGACATGGTGCAAAGCCAAGTTTTGCCGTTGGCGGATATAACCCCGAATAAGGGGCAAATTCCAGGCGTTCCTAAGAACCCAAGGCTTATCCATGATGATAAGTTTAAGCTATTGAAGCGCAGTATAGAGGAAGACCCGGAAATGTTGGGACTTCGGGAAATACTACTTTACCCCTACAAAGGGAAGAACATTATCGTAGGCGGAAATATGCGCTACCGGGCATTGAAGGAACTGGGATATACGGAAGCAATAGTAAAGATATTGCCGCAGGCTTTCACGGCAGAGAAGCTACGCGCCATCGTCATAAAAGATAATAGCGGCTTTGGGGAATGGGATTGGGACGAATTAAGCAACGTTTGGGACGCTACCGACCTTGCTAATTGGGGCGTAGATGTGCCGGAATTGGATAAGGTAGAAGTAGAGGAAGAAGCCGAAGAAGATGACTTCAACGTAGAGGAACACCTGCCAAAGAAAGCAAAGGCGAAGTTTGGCGACATATACGCTTTGGGCAAACACAGGCTTATTTGTGGAGACAGCACCGACGCGGAAACGGTTAGCTTGTTGGTTGGTGACAGCAAAGTAGATTTGCTTCTTACCGACCCTCCTTATAACGTGGATTATTCAAGCAAGAACGAAGCGTTAAACGCGGCAGACAAAGGCAACCGCATACAAAAGGACATCGCCAACGACAAAATGGGAGATGCGCAGTTTCAAGAGTTCCTAACGGCGGCTTTCACAAACGCGAACCACCACCTCAAGCAAGGCGGCGCGTTCTACATTTGGCACGCAGGTACGGAAGGGCTTAACTTCAAGATTGCAGTAAAGCGCGTGGGTTGGGACTTGAAGCAGATACTTATTTGGAACAAAAATAACATGGTTTTAGGAAGACAGGATTATCAATGGAAGCACGAACCATGTTTATACGGTTGGAAGCCCGGCGCAGGACATTACTTCATAGCCCGGCGCGATTTGCTTACGGTGTACGAAGAAAAGGACATCGATATAGACGCGCTTACAAAAGCGGAAATGAAAGACTTGCTTAAAAAGTTCCTTCAAGGCTCAATCCCCACGACCGTAATAGACGAAGACAAACCGCTAAGGAGCGAAGACCACCCAACAATGAAGCCGTTAAAACTTATGGGGCGTTTGATACGAAACAGCACACGACCGGGCGAAGTTGTGTTAGACCTTTTCGGCGGAAGCGGTAGTACGTTGATGGCGGCTGAACAGTTGGGGCGCGTTTGCTATACGGTTGAGTTAGACCCGTGTTATATAGACGTGATTATAAAGCGTTGGGAGGAATACACGGGCGAGAAAGCAAAGTATTTGGGAAATTGCGCCAAAGAAGGTAACACCGAACAAAAAGAATAAAAACACCGAGAAATGGCAAATGAACAGAATTTACGCGAGCCGTGGAAACCCGGACAGAGCGGAAACCCGAAAGGGCGACCGAAAAACCGAGTTCCCGAACAACTTGTAACGATATTCGGGAGCAAGGCTAAGGCTAAGAAGTTCTATTGCCTTAGCGCGACCGAAATAAACGAATGGGAAGCCGCCATACTTACGCTATCAGCCGAAGACTTGAAAGTATTGGCGAAGTGGAGCGGCGCACCCTCATACCCGAAAGGGCTGGCGATTGCGGTATTAAGCGATATGAAGAACGGAAAGACTACGACGCTCGACAAATTGCGAGAACGCCAATACGGAAAGCCCACGCAACGGATGGAGGTAACAGGAAAGGATGGCGCGGAACTTATACCGGCGCGGACGCTTACCAAAGAGGAAGCGCAGCAGCTTTTTAAGGACTTGCAAGAAAACTACTAAGGAATGGAGATAAGGGACATAGACGTAATAAAGACGTGGACGCTGCAAAGTACGCTAAACTTTACGCGCTACTTCTTCAAAGAGAGGTATAAGCGTAAGTTTGTCGTAGGCAAGCACCATGTTAAAATCGCGGAAGCCTTAGACCGAGTATTTCGCGGCGAATCTACGCGCCTTATCATAAACATAGCACCACGATACGGAAAGACGGAATTAGCGGTTAAGAACTTCATAGCTATGGGGCTTGCAATAAACCCAAAGGCGAAGTTTATACATTTGTCGTATTCCGATGATTTGGCGCGTGACAATTCGCGCGGTGTGCAGGAGATTATACGGGATAGCAGCTACCGGCGTTTGTTTCCCGGAACGATGCCTACAAGCGTGAACACGCGCAAATGGTTTACGACGGAAGGCGGCGCACTTTACGCAGTGAGTTCTGCCGGACAGGTAACAGGCTTCGGAGCGGGTTTGGTTGATAAGGAAGACGAAGAAGAATTAGCCGCAGAAGTTGAGGAACTAAGCAGCATAGATAACGGGAATTTTGGCGGCGCGATAGTCATAGATGACCCGATTAAGCCGGATGACGCAAGAAGCGCGTTAGTACGCGACAAGGTAAACCAAAAGTTTGAAACCACCATACGAAACCGCGTAAACAGCCGGAAGACCCCGATAATAATTATCATGCAGCGTTTGGACGAAGACGACCTTTGCGGCTATTTGCAACGGTTAGAGCCGGACGAATGGGAGGTTTTAAGCCTTCCAGTTATAGAAACGGACGAAGCCGGGAAAGAAGTACCGCTTTGGGAGTTCAAACATACCTTAGAGGAACTGCACGACCTTAAAGAAAAAAATTCGTGGGTATTTGAAACGCAGTACATGCAGAATCCGAAACCGCTTACAGGCTTGATGTACGAACGTGGTTTTAAGACCTACGAAACGATACCCATAACCCGGAAGCATACGGTTAAATCCTATATAGATACGGCGGACACGGGCGCAGACTTCCTTTGTTGCATCATCTACATAGAAACGGAAATAGGTAACTTCATTCTTGACGTGTACTATACGCAAGACCCGATGGAAACGACAGAGCCGGAAACGGCGCGGCGGCTTTCCAAGTATGAAGTAGAACGGGCTATAATAGAGAGCAACAACGGAGGACGCGGATTTGCCCGGAATGTGGAATCGCAATGCCGTTTGTTGGGCAACCGCAAGACTTCGGTAACGTGGTTTCATCAGTCCGAAAATAAGGACGTGCGCATCTTTAACCATTCGGCGGAAGTGCAGAACCTAACCTATTTCCCGAAAGGTTGGGAACACTTGTACCCCAAATTCTACAAAGACATAACCCAATATATGAAAGTCGGCAAGAACGCCCACGATGACGCGCCGGACGCACTTACGGGTACGGTTGAGAAACGGAGCGGACAGCCGCAGAAGTTGGCAAACATTTTCAGATAACTAAATACTTACAATTATGACAATAGAAGAACTGTTGGCAAAGATCGAGAACGAAATGACAAGCGTTATTAACGAGTTGAGGAACGGACGGAACACGCCCGAACCTAATTCTTTGGAGTATGCGGCACAATTTGACCCGAAGCTGCATGAGGTAAACGACAGGCGGAAACGCCCGGACAAACTTGTAGTGATAGACAAAGACAGCGACGAATACGGCGAAGTAAAAGCCATAAACCCAAATGTGGAACTTACCACCGAACAAGGTTTTAGGATTGAGCCGGTAGCGCGTGTTGCGTTGGCTATTCAAAAGCTGATAGTAAAACGTGCTGTTGCTTTTACGTTCGGAAACCCGGTTACATACAACGCCAACCCGGACGGAGAGGAAGAAAAAGCTCTTTTGCAAGCGTTAAACCGGGTATTCTACGACGTGAAGGAAAAGACCCTAAACCGCCGTGTGGCTCGTAGTTTGTTCAGCACAACGGAAGTAGCCGAACTTTGGTATCCGGTAGAAACAGAACCGCACGAACTTTACGGCTTCAAGAAAAACATCAAATTCAAAGTAGCCATATTCAGCCCGATGTTTGGCGATAGGCTTTATCCGTACTTTGACGAATCGCGCGACCTTGTAGCCTTTTCGCGTGAGTTCACGCGCAAAGACCGCGACCTCATTACGCGAACCTACTTTGAAACATACACTAAGGATAAGCACTACTTATGGAGTTGCGAGGGGTTGGAAACGGCAACGAGCGGCACAAATTGGCAGTTGGTGGAAGGTTATCCGAAAGACATCACAATAGGGAAAATTCCAGTCATATACGCAAGCCAGCCGCAAGTAGAATGGGAAGACGTGCAAAGCCTTATAGACAGGTTGGAAAAGTTGCTTTCCAACTTCGCAGACACCAACGACTACCACGCAAGCCCGAAAATCTTTGTACGCGGAACGATAAAGGGATTTTGCCGGAAAGGGGAAGCTGGCGGCATCATTGAGGGCGAAGACGGGGCGGAAGCGCAATACCTGTCATGGGCGAACGCACCCGAAAGCGTGAAGTTAGAGATAGACACGCTTTTAAGGATGATTTACACGATTACGCAAACGCCCGATATTTCCTTTGATACCGTGAAGGGATTGGGAGCGATAAGCGGCGTAGCGTTGCAGCTTCTTTTTATGGACGCTCATTTGAAGGTGCAGGACAAAAACGAGATTTTCTCCGAATACTTGCAACGGCGTATTAATGTGCTTAAAGCGTATATGGCGGAAGCTAATATAAATTGGAGGACGGCGGCAAGCAGCCTTATAGTAGAGCCGGAAATAACGCCCTACATCATTGAGGACGAACTAAGCAAGATAAATATCCTGCAAGCCGCGAACGGGCAGAAGCAGATAGCAAGCCGGAAAGCGACGATACAGCGGTTAGGCTGGGCAGACAACGCCGACGAAGAAGAAGCCGCAATCGAAGCGGAAGAAACCCGCGAGCGGTCATATTACCAAGGCGAACCAACTTTATAGCCGCAAACGTATCAATATAATACAAATCGGGCGTTTTGGGCGCGTTTTAACTACCGATGTGTGACAATATACCACAAGGGAATAAGACGCGCTTAAACGCCAAATCTTAGAAAAATAACTATGCCCGAAAAGGAAAACAACATAATATCGCAGCTTAGAGGATTTGACGCGGAGCATTACGCGGCAACGGAACGTTACGCCCGGCAGATTGAGCGGCTATACAATACCGCTTGCGATGAATTTTCACGCATTGGCGCAGGAATAGAAGAAACGGAAGCCGTGTTTTCATTCGACAAGCTGCCGAAAACGAGAAAACAGGCGCAAGGGATATTAACCCGGCTTGTAGGCAAAATGGAAGCCGTCATTACGACCGGGACAAAAGCCGAATGGTTGGCAGCTTGCAAAAAGAACGACGCTTTTATAGCCGCAATACTACGCACAGCCAAACTGACCAAAGAAGAAGTAGAGCAATACCAAAGCCGAAACCTCGAAGCACTTCGCACGTTCCAACGTCGTAAGGTTGAAGGATTGGGATTAAGCGAGAGGGTATGGAGGTATGCCGGAGAATTGAAAGACGCTATGGAATTGGGCATAGACGTAGCGTTAGGGGAAGGCAAGAGCGCACAAGAGTTAAGCCGGGATTTGCGGAGCTACCTCCAAGAACCGCACAGGCTTTATAGGCGTGTGCGTGACAAAGGCGGAAACTTGCGTTTGAGCAAGGCGGCTAAGTTGTACCATCCCGGACAAGGTGTTTACCGTTCTTCGGCAAAGAACGCGCAAAGGTTGGCTCGGACGGAGGTAAACATGGCATACCGGGAAAGCGAGTTTTTAAGATGGCAGAAGTTGGATTTTGTTGTAGGCTTGCGCGTCATGCTGAGCAACAACCACACTACGACCAACAGCAAAGGGGAAAAAATTCCGCTTGTAGATATTTGCGACGAACTATGGGGCGATTACCCTAAAACGTTCAAGTTTACAGGTTGGCATCCGCAATGCCGTTGCTTTGTTGTGCCTATTTTGTCGGACTATGACGAATATAACCAAGACAGGGCGAACAGGCTAAAAGCGATTGTTAGGAAAGCGAAGTACGAAAGCCTTCCTTCACGCCGTACCATCACGGACGTACCGGCTAAGTTTCGGGAATACATAGACAGTATTAAGGAACGAGCTAAGGGCTGGAAGTCTATGCCCTACTACATTCGGGATAATTTCAAAGGCGGTAAGATAGAAGGCGGACTAAACGCAAACATACCGACAAAGACGATGAACAACGTAAAACCGTGTACGGAATTTGACAGGGAAATAAACTACCTTAAACGTTGGGCATACGCTTTGGGAGGCGATATGTCAAACATTGACGCGCTTAGAACCGCAGGAAACCGGGACGCATTGGAAGCCGAAATAGAAAAGGTTAGAGATGTCATGGACGGCAATTTAGACAAATGGCACGATGCGCAGAACGAACTAAGCCGGGTTATTACGGTAAGCCTAAAAGGGTATTCGGATATACAGAACGAGTTCTCGAAGATTTTGCAGGACAACGCATCTTCAACAAAAAGATACTACGGCGATTGTATTAGCCGCTTGAAACAGGCGGTAAAAGACGCTTTGGCTAAGTTGGCAAAGGCAAAGGAAGAAGAAGCCAAAAGCGGAGATAAGCCGCATAAGGCACTACTTAAAAACTACACTACCGAAGCGCAGGTAGATAAGACTTTCAAGGAGATAAACGACGGGCTTACCGAAAAATGGTTTGAGAACGGCGACCTTAAATTAGGAGTAGAAACGCATAGAGGTAACAACGGATCTACGTGGATGGACGGCAGAACCTACCTAACAACGGATAGGCTTGCACGGGTAAAATCGGCATTGGGCAAAATAGGGCAAGGAAAATCGGCGGAGATTACAGAACTTGAAGCCGACGCGATGGCTACATTTTGGCACGAGATTACGCACAACAGGAACAAGCGAGGGAACATGTATTTAACAGATACGCAAAGGGCATTTATGGAATTAGCCAACGAGTTTGTAGCGCGAAAGTCTTTGCCGGAGTTTTACCGGGTATTGGGCTGCAAAGAAACGCCGCAAGCGCAATTCATAAGCAACCGCAATTCAACAGGCTATAACGACATGGTTAATAACTACGATTTGGTAATTAGGGAATTGGGACTTAACGCTGATAAGGCATTGGCGACCGTTAGGAAGAATTTGTTTAACGAAGTTTACTCAGACCAAGCAACCGGGCTAAAACAAGGTCTTATAGATGGAGGACTTAAACGGCTGGACGGAAAGAAAATAAAGGCTTCGGAGCTAAACAGCCTATTAAAAGCTATAAGGACAACTAAGGGAAGAGTTTATATGAACATAAACGGAGATTGGGTAAAGGAAAGCCGGGAAGAACAAATGGTTAAATGGTTGAAGAAAAACGGATATTTGGCATAAAAGAAAGGGGTAATTTGCCCCTTTCCCAGTTTAGTCAATTATACACCCATCCTCTTGCGATTGGCTGTATTGTTCTTTCCAACATTCATCCTCATACCTTTTTGCAGCCTTGTAAAGTTCATTATCTTTGGTTTCAATAGCCAAATTTTGCAGCATTTGGGCATGAACTACCGGCGTACAGCCTTCTATATATTCTTTGCTTTCCAACGGAGCGGAAAACCCGGTTACTTTGGCAAGGATTTCGGCATCATTGCAGAAGTCAAAAACGGTTTTGCCTTTCAAGTCTTTATAGTTCATAGTCCCTCCCTTTTGTATAACGAACATTGCAATTATAGTTATCCCGTTCAAGTTCAGCCGACGGAAGCGGCGCACCTTTGACGGGTGGATAGTTATCGGTTACGAACTTATCAAGCATTGCCAACGCTTCACGCCGTTTCTTTCCCTTTGAGCGTTCAGCGCGTGAAAGAAGAATGCCTATAATTTCAACAGGCGATGGGTTGGCAAACATATCTTTTACGGCTTCTTTTAGAGCCAAACGAGCGGAGAGAGTATAAGCGGAGTTATACGCCCTATTGCCTTTCCTTAATGCTTCGGTTACGTTATCCATTATTGCGCTATTTTGGTTTCCACTTCCACACGGGAAATGCGAGTTTCCACGAGCTGCCCGGTATTAGTGAAAATTGGTTGAACTTCTACGTTTCCCTTAAAGACTACCGACGTTGAAAACGTTCCGGCAAATTCTTTCAGTTGGGCTAACAACTTTTGCTCTAATTCGGATTTCGCCTTAAAAAAGGCTTCTTCCGGCGTGATTTTATTTTCTTCTTCCATACGCTTTAATCTGTTGTTCAGCAACAAAAGTACGGATTACTACGGACAAAACAAAACCGTAAGTTTGAGCCAAAGCCAAAAACAAGGGAACGCCGTAAGCAAGTGGAAACAAACAGTAGCAACGTAATAGGTACGGCAATAACTAAATAGCACCATTTAGACACCAACGGGAAAAAGCAATAGCGAAAAATACTCAAACGTATTAAGATGATACTTTGCTTTCAGAACTTCGCTTTGCTTCCTGTTCATTAAGCCACTTTGTTTGCCGTTCAAGCCCGGATAGCTTCAATTTATGTACGACAAGACGCGCCCGGATAATACCGACCTTTTTTGCGGCTTCTTTATTACCCGATTGCCTTACTTTGCGTTGGCGATAGGGCTTAGTAAGGAATGCGACCACAAGAGAAACAAAGAAAACACCAAAGCACCCACCGGCGAAATAAAGCAAATAGGCTTCCATTATTCCGGGTTTATTACTTCTACGATACTTTCCACTTCGACCCATTGGTTATGGTCATTAGGGGATAAAGTAAAAGAAGTGCTTAGTTTGCATTGACCGGGCTTTTGCGGCGTGTATTGGATTGTAAAAGGTTGCGTAGTGGAAACGCCTATACATTCATTACCGACATAAGGAGTATCAAGGAAGTAGGCTACTTCTTCGACAGAACCGTTTATCTGTTTCAGTATTTCCGCATCAGCATTACAATACGGCGAGAAGTTCACGGAATAAGTACGACCTACATAGATAGTATTCAGTTGCTCGGTACTTCCGACTTCGCTAAAATAAGCGGAAGCCCTTACGGTTGTACTAACGTAGTTTTGTTCTTCCGGCTCGTTTGTTTCAGAGGAACACCCGGACATTACCACCGACGCTGAAAGTAGCAAGAAATAAATTAGCTTCTTCATCGATTTTTGATACCTTTGTACCCACCGCCCGAAGTAAGTGTTATTTAACCGCATAGAAAAAGCGCGGACTATATAGGTTTAAGTATTTGAGGCATCGCCAAACGCCTAACGAAAATAAACCGTATAGCCGCGCTTTGCCTGTATATCGGATAAGGATATACGACATTAGCGCGTTGTAGGTTTTCTTTTCGTTATTTGTTAATTTGTCGATTTTCAAATACAAAAGACCTAACGCTTTCCCTTCATTGCCGGATTTCTCCCCAGCAACGGCACAAAGATATGAAATTATTGGCACAACGCAAATGAAAAGCATACAAATAGACAGCACAACAAGCAAATACAAGCAGAAACAACCTAATTCAACCTAAAACAAGCTAATTCAACCTACGACAAGTAAAGCGTATTTTGATTGTTTCAGTTGTTTTCATTAGGCTGCTATACGAGAGATTAGGAACAGGGAAAACGCGATTTCATTAAAGGATTATATTCTATACAAATAGGCTTCTATACGTGCAAGTGTCTAAGTATTAGCAAGAAAAATAATAAACAAAAACAACCTAAAACAAGCTACAAACAAGCAAAAACAACCTAAAACAAGCTACAAACAAGCAAAAACAACCTTATATCTATATCAATATCTATAAATATATTGTTGTTGCTGTTGTTGTTTATAAGCGCGTGCGCATAAGCAAAAGCAGATTTGGAAGTTTTGGCGAAGTGTTTACCGCTCACACCCGATAAAGTATCACTTTAATACGATTATTTTTGCAGAAAGTTAAAGCAAGAATAGTTTATGAACGAATTACAAGAAAAGATTTTAGCACTACTTGTAGCAAAGTTTCAAGGCGTGCGCAAAGACGGGTTACAACATTTGGCAGCCGCTATCGGCTTACAAG